TATAAATTCCATGAATAATAGAGTTTTTATTATTTTTTATCTTTTCTTTGATTTTTAGGCGTTCTTTTTTGATGTCCTCTGTATCCCTTTATTTATAAGGCTCTCAGCTTCAAGGTACTTTCCAGCCAAGCACTACGCAGGTTGCGGCACCCCATTCTTTTTGTAGCGACAGAGCTGTACTATCAGCCGTATTTATAATATAAATGACCTTTTGTAATTGAGCTTTATATCAAGTATATTTATACTTATGAGTATTAAGAAATCACGATAAAAACTTGGCTACAAGAAAAGAATTAGCAGAACACCTTGATCTATCACCACAATCAATAAGTGATTTGATAGGTAAAGGAATCTTTACTATTGGTTCAGGAAGGTCTCCTGTTAATATAGACGTATGCAGGGTACAGTATATTAATCATTTACGAAAATCTGCTAGATATACTAGAAAAGATGGCACTGGTGATATAACAGAAGAGAAAACAAAACTTACTGCTGCTCAAGCTAGGAAGGCTGAACTTGAAGTAGAAGAGATGGAAGCTAAGTTAATACCAGCAGAACTGGTGCAAGAGACATGGATTGATTATGTATCTAATGCAAGAGCTAAGTTGTTAGGCTTGCCATCAAGAATTGCACATCAAGTCATAACAGTAGATAAATATGCAGAAGCTGAATTAATAATAAAAGAACAAGTGCATGAAGCACTAAACGAGTTAGCTCAAGATGGAATACCTCAAAAATATAGAAAAGGTGATACAGGAGACCAATCAGGTATGGACTCCACCACCGAATCTAAAGATTAGCGACTGGGCTGATAGATACAGACGTTTATCTCCTGAATCTTCAGCAGAAGCTGGAGCTTGGCGTACAGATCGTGCTCCTTACCAAAGAGAGATAATGGATTCATTTAATGATCCTGATATTCAAAGAATTATATTCATGAAATCTGCTCAAGTTGGTGCAACGGAGATACTTCTCAATGTTATAGGTTACTACATAGATCAAGACCCAGCACCTATGTTAATCATGCAGCCAACTTTACAGATGTCTCAGGCATTTAGTAAGGATAGGCTTGCTACTATGATTAGGGATTCTGAGAAGATAAGAAATTGTGTTAAAGACCCTAGAAGTAGAGATAGTGGTAATACAGTATTATCTAAGAAATTTGCTGGTGGTAATTTAAACATAGTGGGTTCTAATTCTGCATCAGGACTCGCCTCAAGACCAATTAGAATCGTATTAGCGGATGAGGTTGACAGATATGAGTCATCTGCTGGTGCTGAGGGCGATCCTATATCACTTGCTACTAAAAGAACGACTACTTTTTGGAATAAAAAGATATATATGTGTTCTACACCTACAATCAAAGGATTATCAAGAATAGAAACTGCTTTTGAAGAATCAGATAAACGCTTTTATCACGTTCCTTGTCCTGAATGTAACGAAAAACAGGTTTTAAAATGGAAAAACGTAGTTTGGGATGAAAACAAGCCTGAAACAGCTTCTTATGCTTGCGATCATTGTGGTTCAGTTATAGATGAATCTAAAAAGCAATGGATGTTAAAACATGGTGAATGGATTGCATCAGAACCTAAATCTAATACAGCAGGATTTCATATATCAGAGTTATATTCAGTTTGGTCAACATGGGCTGATATGGCTAAAAACTTTCTTGAAGCTAAAAAACAGCCTGAAATGTTAAAAACTTGGATAAATACTGCTTTGGGCGAATCTTGGGAAGAACAAGGAGAAACAGTTGAATATGAAACATTACTTGAACGTAGATTAAATTATGATTACACAAACATTCCTGAAGATGTATTAGTTTTAACTGCTGGTGTGGATACACAAAAAGACAGATTGGAATTACAGTTAGTTGGTTGGGGTAAAAACTATGAAGCATGGGTTTGTGATTACAAAATATTTTGGGGTGATCCAAACGCTATAAATGTTTGGTCAGACTTAGATGCCTATCTTAAGAAAAGATTTAAAACTGAATCTGAAAGATTAATACCCATATCGTGCTGTACTATTGACTCAGGTGGTCATCATACCAATATGGTTTATCAATTTACTAAGCCACGACAAGCTAGAAGAATCTTTGCGGTTAAAGGTTTATCTCAAGCTGGTAAGCCAATTGCTAATAGACCTACATTTGTTGGCAAAAATAAGGCTGTTTTATACGGAATTGGTACAGATTCAGCAAAAGAAGCTATTTTTGCACGTTTGGCTGCTGAAAATGAGCTAACTACCTTGCATTTTTGCTCAGACCTTGATGAAGAATATTTTAAACAGCTTACAGCAGAAAAAAGAGTTACAAAGTTTGTTAGAGGTCGAAAATCTTTAATTTGGAAGCAATTAAGACCAAGAAATGAGGCTTTGGATACATTGGTCTATAATTTTGCTGCTATTTACATCTTAAACCCTAATTTTGATTCAATTGAAGAAAAAATACTAACAAGACAGACAAAACCTAAAGAAAAAGGGCAAAATAAACCCCAAAGAGGCATAAATAGAGGCAATTTTGCTACTTCTTGGAAGTAATTTGACTTTTCCTTGTAAATATGTTGACTTTTTAGCAGAAAACCATAGTGTAATATTAGATATATCTAAAACATTATGAGGTTTTTGCTTGAGCAACAAATTTGATTCAACAAATTATCCATCACAAGTTCCTACTGAACTTCAGTTGGGAGACTATTGGGCATGGAAAAGAGAAGATTTAGCTAACGATTATCCAGTAGCAGACTATTCACTATCTTATGAATTTAATTTAGTTGATGGTGCTACAGCATCTAATTTTACATTAACTGCAACTGAGTCAGGTGATACCTACTTAATTGAGGCTAGTAATACATCTTCTTATACAAAAGGTAATTACAACTGGGTTTCTTACATAACTAGAAGCTCTGATTCTGCAAGAGTCAAGCTAGAAGAAGGTTTTGTAGAAGTTCAAGATAATTATGCAACTACAACTGCTTCGGTTAGAAGTCATGCAAAGATTGTTTTAGATGCAATAGAAGCAGTTATTGAAAATAGAGCAAATATTGACCAATCATCTATGTCTATAGCTGGTAGGTCATTATCAAGAATGTCTATAGACGAACTTATGACTTTTAGAGACAGATATAAAGCTGAATATCTAAAAGAAGTCAAAATACAGAGAATTAAGAATAAACGTGGATCAGGAAACACTATTAAAGTAAATTTTGGTAGGGTAACTGGTTCTAATCCTTCGAGTTACACATAATGGCATGGTATAACAGAATATTAGGCATAAATGAGCCTAAACAGAAAAAAAGACAAGCATACAGAAGAAGCTACTCAGGAGCTAATACTGGAAGATTGTTTGCAGATTTTGTTACCACTTCTACAAGTGCCGATGCTGAGATAAAAGATAACATAAGAATTTTAAGAGATAGAGCAAGAGAGTTAGCAAGGAACGATAGCTATATTGCAAGATACTTAAACCTGATGGTATCTAATGTTATCGGTAAGCATGGCATAAGAGTTTCCAGTAAAGGTCGAGATGACAATGGCTCATTAGACGTTGCTGGAAACCAGCTCATTGAGTCAGCTTGGAAGGAATGGGGTCAGGTAGGTAATTGCACAACTAATGGCAGATTATCATTTTTAGATTGTCAAAAAATATTTATTGAATCTTTATGTAGAGATGGTGAAGTATTAATTAGAAAAATAAAAAACAGTAATTCACCTTTTGGTTTTCAGTTACAGTTTTTAGAAGCAGATCATTTAGATGAAAATAAAAATGATGTTTATAAAGCTACTGGCAACAAAGTTAAAATGGGTGTTGAAGTAGATAAATATGATAGACCAGTTGCTTATCATTTATATAAAGATCATCCATACGATAGAGTTTATTTAAGTCAAGCACAACACATTAGAGTTCCTGCTGATGAGATTATCCATGCTTACCTACCTACTAGAGCAGAACAAACTAGAGGTATTTCTTTGGTTGCTACAGCAATGGCTAATGTGAAAATGTTAAATGGTTATTTAGAGGCGGAGATAGTTGCAGCTAGAGTTGGAGCATCAAAAATGGGCTTCTTTACCTCTCCTGATGGAGATGGATATGTTGGTGATGGAGAATATGAAGATACTTTTAATCCAACAATGAACGCACAAGCTGGTGTATTTGAGCAATTGCCTCAAGGTATGGATTTCAAAGCATTTGATCCTACTCATCCAACTACTGCTTTTGATTCATTTACAACAAGTGTTTTAAGAAGTATCGCATCAGGTTTAAATATTTCTTATCATTCATTATCTAATGATTTGACTTCAGTTAATTATTCTTCAATAAGACAGGGTGCTTTAGAAGATAGAAGTATGTATCAGATATATCAACAATTTGTAATTGACCATTTTATAAACCCAGTTTTTAAATCTTGGTTAGAAATGGTTATATCTACAGGTTATATCAATCTACCTATGGGTAAATTTGATAAATTTGCTAGTTCTGTAAATTACATCCCAAGAAGTTTTGCTTGGATTGATCCTTTAAAAGAAATGCAAGCAAATGTAATAGGTTTACAAAATGGAACACTTACTTATGCTGATATTAGTGGTTCATACGGAAGAGACACAGAAGAACTTTTTGAGCAACATCAAAAAGAAATTGAATTAGCTAAACAATATGATATTGAATTGGCTTATCAACCATTTGGAGCTAAGAATCCAGTAGATGCTAAAATTCTTGGTGGAGATGAGGACGATGGCTAGACCAACTGAAGGAATGAAAGTAGAAGCTCGTAAGGGTTTAGACTGGAGAAAAGAATTTGGTCGTGGAGGCACTAGAATTGGTGCTGAAAGAGCAAATCAAATTCTTAATAATGAAAATTTATCTGATGAAACTATTAAAAGAATGTATAGTTTCTTCTCAAGACATGAAGTAGATAAACAAGCAGAAGGTTTTAACGCTGGTGAAGAAGGTTATCCTTCTAATGGCAGAATAGCTTGGGCATTATGGGGTGGTGATGCTGGTTATAAGTGGTCAACAACAAAAGTAAATCAAATGAAAGATGAGAGAAATGAATATGTTAGACCATATCCAAATGAACATGCAGCAAGAATAAAAGACCCAGCACAATACGATTCTTTTGCAAGAGAAAATGATGAATTAGGAAATGGCATAGATGCTATTTATGGAATAAAAGAAGGAGTATCAGAAATACAATCTATTAGATTTGATTCTTCTAAATATACTCCTCAACAAGCAAAAGATTGGTTAGATGAGCATGATTTTGAATATATAAAATTTGAAGATGCTATAGAAGAAAGACAAACAAGTTTTGATTCGCAAGAATCAGAAAAACATCCTTTATCAACAAATAAAGAGGAGAAATCTATGAATAAAGATGATAGACATATCCTCAATGTGAGTGAAACTGACGATAAGGTTATCGTTGAATTCGCAAAGCATGAGGATGTAGAAAAAGAAGGTGATGAACTAGAGATTACTGACGAAGTATCTATGGCTCATGAAGAAGAAGAAAGAAAAGTAATTGATATGCCTATGAAATATAGAACTATTGACTTATCTAAACATTCTTATCTTGATGAGGAAAATAGAAGAGTTCGTATAGGAGTTTCTAGCGAAGAACCTGTTGAAAGAAGTTTTGGCATGGAAGTGCTAGGACATTCTGCTGATGATATAAATATGGAATTTATTAATTCAGGACGTGCGCCTCTTCTCTTGGATCATGATATGACCAAGCAAATAGGTGTAATTGAAGAATTCAAACTAGACGAGACTGCTAAAAGGTCTTTAGCAGTAGTCAGATTTGGAAAATCTGCTTTAGCTCAAGAAGTGTTTGAAGACGTAAAAGATGGGATACGCATGAATATATCCGTCGGATATCGCATCGACAAACTGGAAAGAATGAATGACAAAGATGAGACTTACTATAAAGCTAAGTGGACTCCTATGGAGGTATCCTCTGTATCAGTCCCAGCCGATCAGTCAAGGCTTGTTGGAGTTGGTCGTTCTAAAAATAATAATGATATTAACTTTAAGGAGATAAAAATGTCAGAAGATAAAAAAGACATAAACCTAGACGAAGTTAGAACTCAAACTATTGATGAAGCTAAAGCTGAATTTAAAAGAAACTCAAAAGAGATTATAGATTTAGCAGCTAGACACAATAAAAGAGATTTAGCTGACAAAGCGATTGCTGATGGTATCTCTGTTGAAGAATTTAGAGGTGTATTATTAGAAAATATTTCTAACAACACTCCTTTAGAAACTCCTTCAGACATCGGTATGACTAAAAAAGAAGTTAGACAGTTTAGCCTAGTAAAAGCTATTAGAGCTATGGCTAATCCTAGCGACAGAAAAGCACAAGAAGATGCAGCATTTGAATTTGAATGTTCTGCTGAAGCTGCTAGACAATATGGTAAAGATGCTCAAGGCATCATGTTACCTGCTGAAGTTCTAAGAACTTGGAAGCAAAGAGATATTAATTCATCTGATGATTCAACTCTAATCGCTGAAGATTATAGAGGTGGAGACTTCATTGATGTATTAAGAAACAGCTCAAGTGTAATGCAAGCTGGTGCAACAATGCTTAGAGGATTACAAGGTAATGTTGTAATACCTAAGAAAACTGCTGCTTCTTCTGCTGGTTGGATTGCAACTGAAGGTACTGCTGCTTCTGAATCAGAATTCACTTCAGGTTCAGTAACTATGTCTCCCAAAGTAATCGGTGCTTTTACTGATGCTACTAGATTATTATTACAACAATCTTCATTAGATGTTGAGAATTTAATCAGAGATGACCTAACACAATCTATAGCTACTGCTATTGATTTAGGTGCTTTAGCTGGTTCAGGTACAAGTGGTCAGCCTACAGGTATTGCTAATACTTCAGGTATTAACACAACTACATTTGCTGCTGCTAACCCTACATGGGCTGAGGTCGTAGCAATGGAGTCCGCAGTCGCAAACGATAATGCTTTAAATGGTTCTTTAGCTTATATTTGTAGACCTGCTGACTTTGGTACTTTAAAAACAACTGAAAAAGCAACTAATACTGCTCAATTTGTTGTTTCTCCTGATAACACTATGAATGGTTATAATGTTATTAGAAGCAATCAAGTAACAAGTGGTGACTTCTACTTTGGAAACTTTGCAGACTTATTAATTGGTATGTATGGTGGACTAGATATTACTGTTGACCCTTATGCATTATCAACTTCAGGTGGAGTAAGAATTGTTGCTCTACAAACTGTTGATGTTGCTGTAAGACACGCAGTATCTTTCTGTAAATCAAGCGACTAATTAACTGATGCTTAAATGGAATGGGGGTAGCAATACCCCCAACTTAAATATGAAAAAATATAAAATATTAACAGATACAATGGCTGGTGGTTCTAAGGTTCATGCTGGCGATATAGTTGAATTACCTGAACATGAAGGTCATGCTTTATGTGGTTATGGTAAAGCTGAAGTTCATGTAGGTAAGCCTAAAGCTGAAAAACAAGATAGAAGCGTAGGTTTAGAAACTTCAAAAGTAAAAGCTCCTAAGACTAGAGCTAAAAAGTAAATCATGCCTTTAGAGAGTGCATTAGATTTTAACGCCTATGTTGATACCACAACAGGTCATGGTGTTACTGCCACTTTCTTTGAAGTCCAACAATCTCTATGGGATGACTTCCCATTAATAGATACCCTTTTTGATATTGATTCAGGATTCTCTAAGAATATTAATATTATTATTGACCAAGAATATTTTAATATAGAAGGCGGCACTGTTCCTGTTGCTGGTTATCAGCCAAGAGCAATAGTTAAAGCATCTGATGTACCTTATATATCTCAAGAAGATAAATTAAGAGTTGATGCAATAACAACTGATAAGGGTAATGTTTTGAAACCAACAACTACATTTGTTGTTAGGTCGGTAGAACCTGATAATACAGGTTTAGTCTCTTTGGTATTAGAGGAAGAATAATGTCTCAATTTAGATTAGAAACTGAATTAGATATGGCTGGATATTTAGATATTAACTATGGTCATGGAGTATCTGCTGTTTATACAAATAATGGTACTTCCACAACCATCAATGTAATTCTAAATAATGAATATGTAGAACTAAATGATGGTGTTGGTGTAGAGGCATTAAAACCAATAGCCTATTGCAGAACTGTAGATGTACCAAATATTGCATTTGGAAATAGATTAGATGTATCTGCAATTAAAGATACTAATGGTAATATACTCAAAGCAGCACAAAACTATACTGTTGTAAATATACAAGCAGATAGGACAGGTTTTAGTGCATTAATGTTAGAGGAAGTTTAATGGCAAATCATATAAGACAACAGATAAGAGAAAAGTTTGGTACAACTTTAACTGGTTTAACAACTACTGGATCAAGAGTATATCAATCTAGGGTTTATCCATTAGAAACAGTACCAGCATTAGTTATCTATACTAAGTCAGAAACATCTGAACCTATAGTAATAGGTACTGATAGAGTTATGAGTAGAGAATTGTCAGTAGTGGTAGAAGGATATGCAAAAGCTAGTAGTGACTTTGATGATACTATTGATACAATATCAAAAGAAGTTGAGGAAGCAATAGCAGCAGATAGAACTTTAGATGGATTAGCTAAAGACTGCTATTTAGAATCAACAGAAATAGAATTTAACGGAGAGGGAGAAAAGCCGCTGGGTTATGTCTCTCTTACATTTTTAACTAACTATTATGTTCAGGAAACTAATCCTGATGTAGCAGTTTAACAGGAGGCAAATTATGAAAATGATTAGTCCAAATGGTAAGAATTCAATAATAGCTCATCCTTCTAAGGTTGAGTCTTTAAAGAATATGGGTTGGAAAGAGGAAGCAGTCCATTCGCAAGATAAAATTAAATCTTCTTCTAAGAAAAAGTCGAAAGACGAGGTAGAAAATGGCGACACATAAAGGAAGCGAAGGTATCGTTAAAGTTGGTACAGATTCAGTGTCTGAGGTTAGATCATATTCAATCGAAGAAACTGCTGATACTTTAGAAGATACTTCAATGGGCGATTCTGCTAGAACATATAAATCATCATTGACTTCTTTCTCAGGAAGTTTAGATGTATTTTGGGATGAGACTGATACTACTGGTCAAGGTGCTTTAACCATTGGTTCAGAAGTAACTTTAAATCTATATCCTGAAGGAGATACAGCAGGTGATACTTATTATACTGGTACAGCTATTGTTACTGGAGTAACAAGAACTGGCTCATTTGATGGTCTAGTTGAAGCTAGTGTTTCAGTACAGGGTACTGGTGCATTAACACAAACAACAGTATAAGAAAATGTCAGCAATAGATAACGCAAAGAAGCATTTTGATAGCCTAGAAACTAAAATTATAGAAGTCCCTGAATGGGGTGAGGATGAAAATAATCCACTTAAGATTTATTGTAAACCAATAACTCTTTCAGAGACTTCTAAATTTATGAAACTAGCTCAAGATGATGACGTACAGCTTTTGGCTTATGTTTTAATTTATAAAGCATTAGACGAAGCTGGAGAAAAGTTATTTACCATCGCTGATAAGAAAACCTTATTGGAGAGGGTTGATAGAGATGTATTAATAAGAGTTTCTAGTGAAATGATGAATAATGTTTCACAGGAAGAAGTTAAAAAAAAGTAATTGAAGATAAGCAGCTATACATAAGATATGCTTTAGCTGAAAAACTTAACAAAACATTAACTGAAATTGATTCAATGACAGTTGAGGAGTTTCAAGGATGGTTGGCTTATCTTGAGATAAAGGAAGAAAGAAATGGCACTACCTAAAGCATTTAAATATCAGATAGATTTATTCGCAAATAACAAATCTGCTGCTGCTTTAAATAAATTTAAAAGAGACATTGGTGGTGTCAATAGCGTTGTTAGTCAATTAGGGCAAACTCTTGCTGCTGCTTTTTCTGTAAGAGAATTAGTTGAAGCTGCTAACGTCATGATTGGCGTTAAAAACAGAATGGATGCTTTTACTGGTAGTGCAGAAGCAACTGCTAGTGCTATGAACCACATGAGAAGAATTGCATTAGAGTCAAGGTCTGATTTTGATGCTGTAGCCATGTTGTTTACAAGACTTTCTTTAGCTACTGAGCATTTAGGAGCAACACAACAAGACGTTGCTGATGCTACACAAATGGTTGCAAATACTTTTATTATTGCTGGTTCTCATGCTCAAGAAGCAAATAACTCTGCTAGACAGTTAGCTCAGGGTTTAGCTTCAGGTGCTTTAAGAGGTGATGAGCTTAGATCAGTAATGGAAAACAACACGATTCTTACTAAGATGTTAGCCGAAGGTCTTAACATGACTGTTGGTGAGCTTAGAGAATTTGGTCATGCTGGTAAATTAACAGCAGAAACTGTAATGCCAATTCTTATTGCAGGTATTGATGAAACTAATAATCTAATAAAAGATATGCCTATGACTTTAGGTCAAGCTGGTGTGGCTTTAAGAAATAATTTTCAATTTATGATTGGAGATATTCAAGAATCTACTCAAGGTTTTTCAAAACTTGCTAATGGAATAAATTTTGTTGCACAAAACTTAGATGCTTTATTAATACCAGCAATAGCTGGAGTTACTTTAGCTATAAAAGCTATGGGTAAGGCAATATTAGCAAATCCATTTGGTTTATTATTAACAGGATTTACTACATTAATAATGGCAGCTTATGTATTTAGACAAGAAATATATAATGACTTTAGACAAGTATTTGACGTAACAATTCCTAATTTTATTGATAAAGGTTTAATTGCTTTTGAAACCTTTAAACAAGGTATAAAAGAATTAACTGGTTTTGCTGTAATTAAATTTATAGCAAATGGTCTTAATAAAATATTAGGGTTGTTTAATAGTGCTATAGATAAAATGCCAAATGTAGCTGAAAGGCTTGGTATTGGTAAAATTAAACTTATAGATGTTGATGCTATAGGTGGAGAGATTGATGAATCTGTAGAAAAAATTGCAGAAGCTAGAAAAAGAATTAGAGACAGAGTTGTAGGAGATACAGATTATGAAGTTCCAAGTCTTATGGAACTTATATTTGGAAAGCCTGAAGAACAAGAAGCTGACAAAAAAACTGGTTTTGCAAAACTAACAGCATTTCAACAGTTTTTAGCAGATGCTGAAAAGGGTTATAAAGATTTCTTTACTAATATAAAAACCATGCAAGAAGAAATGCAGGGTGTATTTCAAAAGTCTTATGATGGTATTACTCAATTAACTATGGATTTCTTAGAAAAAGGTAAAGCATCATTTAAAGATTTTGCTACCTCTATAGTAAGAGAGTTAATAAGAATAGCTTTACAAAAATTAGTTATAGATAAAATGTTTGAATCGTTTGGTGGTATATTTAAGAAAAAACCTCAAATAGATACATCATCATTAACAATACCAAATACAATTCCTAAATTAGAAGGTGGTGGTTTTACTGGTATGGGTGCAAGAGCAGGTGGTGTAGATGGCAGAGGTGGATTTCCTGCAATATTACATCCTAATGAAACTGTTATAGATCATACTAAAGGTCAAGGCATGGGTGCTACAGTCAACTTTAATATATCAACAGTAGATGCTGCTGGATTTGACCAATTATTAGCATCAAGAAAAGGATTGATAACATCAATCATAAACAATGCCATGAATAATCAAGGCAAGATGGGAGTAGTATAATGTCAGGACAATTTCCAACATCTCCTAATTTTAGAAGTTTAAATTTCAAAGATAATAGACCTACTTTATTGAATCAGACTTTATCAGGTAGAAAACAAGTCAGACAAATAGGTAGTCAATATTTTTCTTTTACAGTGCAAATGCCACCTTTACAACAAGAAAAGGCTCAAGAAGTATTTGCATTTTTACAAAAACAAAAAGGTTCTTTTGAGGACTTTACTATAGTTGCACCATTAGATAATTTAGGTGCAGGCAGGTTAGAAACAGATATTCAGGTAGTTGGAGCTCATACATCAGGAGATGCTTCTATTGCTATAGATGGCTTCTCAAACAATCAAACAGGTGCTTTGAAAGCTGGTGATCTAATTAAATTTGCTAATCATAGTAAAGTCTATATGGTTCAATCAGATATTGATTCTGATGGTAGTGGAGCATTAACTGTTCTTATATCACCTAACCTAGTAGCATCTCTAGCAGATAATGAAGCTGTTACTGTAAATAAACCTAGTTTCACTGTTTATCTTGAAAATAATGAGATTATGTATTCAACAGATGCTAGTGGTTTTTATAGTATTTCATTTGATGTTAGAGAGGTTATAACCTAATGCCTAGAAGTTTATCATCTGCTTTACAAACTCAAGTATCATCAACAGCAACTAAGACAGCTTTTTTAGTTGAACTTAATTTATCATCTACTATCAGATTAACTGATTGGTATTCTGATGTTACTTATGATTCTAATAGCTATGAAGCTGGCGGTTCTTTTTTATCAGTTGATTCAATAACTGAAACAGGTCAATTACAGGTAGATGAAATAAATTTAGGTTTTTCAAATGTTACTGACCAAGTCAGGTCTTTAGTTCAAGATGGTGCTTTTACAGATAAAACAGTTGATATTTATATAGCTTATTTTAATTCAGATGAAACTATTGTAGGTGCAATTAATTATTTTACAGGGCAAATTAGAAATGTTGCTATTACAGAAAGTATTGATAATTCTACACTTAATATGACAGTTGCATCGCATTGGGCAAATTGGAATTTAACTAAAGGAAGACACTTTTCTGATGAATCACAACAATCATTTAGTACAGGTGATAAAGGTATGGAATTTGCTACCCAAGTTAAAGAAGATGTTAGGTGGGGTAGATAATGCTAGATAAAGTTGTTCAGTTTTTTCAATGGGCTAAAGGTGTTTACGAAGGAAGCAAGGTATTACAAGCAATAACTACTATTGTAAATGTAGCAACCCTTGTAGTTGGAGTTAAAGGATTCTTACAAGCTAGAAATATGCTTGCTAAAGGTCAAGATATTCTAGCTAATAAAACTTCTGCTGGTGGAAAGATTCCTGTTATATATGGTACTCGTAGAGTTGGTGCTCAGATTATTTACATGGATGTATCTGCAAATGATTCAAGAGATTTATATGTGGTCTATGCTTTAGCAGTAGGTGAAGTAGATGAAATTATTGGTAAGAGTATTGAATTAGATGGCAATAGATTAACTGATTCTGCTAGATTTAGAGATGGTGGTTATATAGGTTCAGATAAAATAGCTTCAGGTAACTATTCATTAAATACAGTTTCACAAAATGGTACTGGCATTGATGCTGGTGCTGGTCAATTTGGTTCAAGTCCTACTTCTAAATATAGATATGTAATGAACTTACATCATGGTGCTGCAAGTCAAACAGCAGACCCTATGCTTGTAGCTTCTATGCCTAATTGGACTTCAGCACATAAATTAAATGGTATAGCTTATATTGCTGCTCATTATGGTTATGATAAAGATGGTATTTGGTCAGGAGTACCGCAACTAACAGTACAAGTTAGAGGTAAGAAAGTTTATGATCCTAGATTAGATTCTACTGCTGGTGGTAGTGGTTCACATAGATTTAATGATGTTTCTACTTATGCATATTCAGATAACCCTGCCTTATGTTTTTTAAATTACATTACTGACAACGAGGTCGGTAAAGGATTAACTGAATCACAAATCAATATTTCTACATTTAGCTCTGCTGCTGATGTTTGTGATACAGAAGTTGATAATCCATTTTTTGGCGGTACATCTAAATCATTAACATGGAGTGGTGTTGCTGGTGATAGCTTTATAACCATTGGTGGTTCAGACCCTAATAGTGATTGGTGGCAAAATAAAATTGGTGAATTAATAGATATTTATGATAACAATGGTGATGGTGTTATTACAGGTAAAGAAATTACTGATATTCAAAGAGATGAATTCTTTGACCAAAATCCATTATACAGAGTTTATTTTAACGATACTTTAGGCACAAATTATTCTTCACAAACTACTGGTTCATCTTTAGTGAAGATAAAAAGATTCCATTGTAATGGTTATTTAGATACTAATAAAAATGTAATGGAAAATGCTAAAGAGCTTCTCGCTAACATGAGAGGTATTTTTCTTTATATTAATGGTCAGTATGAATTATCAATAGAAGATACAGGCTCATCATCATTCAGCATTAATGATAATCATATTATTGCTAATGCTGGTATATCAGTTGATTATGGCAATAAAGATAAGAAAGCAAATAAAGTTATTGTTGAATTTTTTAACGCTAATAAAAGATATGAATTAGATACAGCTACAGTTTTGCATGATGCGACTCCTGAATATTACTCAGATGATAATGATGAAATATTAGAAATTAAAGCTGAATTTCCTTATATAACTGATCCATATATTGCTTATAACATGGGTAAAGCAATATTAACTAGAAGTAGAAATCAAACAACTATGCAGTTCTTAGGAACTCCTGAAATGTATAAATTAAATGTAGGAGATATAGTAGATTTAACTTATGCAGGTTTAGGATTTTCAGGTAAAGTTTGTAGAGTTGAAGCATTAGAACTACAACCTAATGGTTTAGTTGCAGTTAGTTTAATAGAATATTTTGATGTTTATACATGGGAAGTACCACCTCAAGAACCAGTAGAAGAATTAGCTAACTTACCTTCTGCTTATGCAGTTAAAGCTCCGACAGGATTATCATTTACTGATACTGATTCTAGTTCTACAGGTAGACCTTTCTTATCTTGGAATGAACCAACTGATTTCCCTGATTATCAATACAGGGTTAATGTTGTAGATAATTCAGGTAATCAAGTAATAAATAGAATAGTAGATGTAGAGAATTGTGATCTTAACTTTGTACCTACAGGTTCTTATGTTGCTAATATTACTTCTTTAAATACATTAGGAACTGAATCTTCACCAGCTAGATTTCCAGCATCGGGTACATTTACTATTGGTGATGCTCCTACTGCTACTGCTGATATTCAAGATGATGCTATTGTTACTAATAAGATATTAGATGGCAATGTAACTGATGCAAAGATAAATTCTATAACAGCTAATAAAATAACAGCAGGAACTATAGATGCTTCAGTTATTACAGTTACTAACTTAGATGCAGATAATATAACGTCAGGAACTGTAGCTACTGCTAGATTAAATGTTAATGACATTATATCTACAGGAAGTATTATAGTTAGTGGAGATAATGTTACAGACTTAACTAATAATGCTGGTTACGTTGATACAGCAGGAGCTGCATCAGCAGCACCAGTACAGTCAGTAGCTGGTGCAACAGGTGCTGTTTCTGCACAAACAATCATTACTGCTGGCAGCATTGTTGTTCAAGGTGACAATATTTCAGATTTAACAAACGATTCTGCTTTTATAGATGGTACTCAAGTTAATTCAAACGTAACTTCAATTAGTGGTGGTGTTATCACTACTGGTACTGTCAACACTGCAAGATTAAATGTTTCAGATATTATTAGTACAGGTAATATTATTGTTACTGGCGATAATGTTTCATCTTTAACTAATGATTCTGCTTTTATTAATGGTGGACAAGTTAATTCAAATGTTACATCTATATCAGGTGGTGCTATTACTACTGGAACTGTAGCAGCAGCAAGAATAGATGTATCAGGAGTTATAACAGCAGGAAGCATTATTGTTAGTGGAGATAATATATCTTCTTTAACAAATGATGAATCTTTTATTGATGGTACTCAGGTTAATTCAAATGTAACTTCTATATCAGGTAATGTTATTACCACTGGAACTATTAATGCTTCAGTTGTAAATGTTACTAATATAAACGCAGACAATGTTTCTACAGGAACTTTAAACGCTAATAGAATACAAATAGATAATGTCACTATTGATACTGATGGTAGTGGTAATCTTATTATTAAATCAGATGGTGTAGGCACTACACAAATAGCAGATAATGCTGTTACTAATGATAAAGTAAATAGCATATCAGCAACTAAAATTACTGCTGATCAATTAGATTCAGCAAGAATAAATGTTGGTACTTTAAACGTACAGCATTTTGATAATGTATCTGCTGATATAAAAAGTCATTTAACTACTGAAACCTTTGTGCCTTTATCAAGAGAAGGACAAGTATATGTACAAAGAACATCAGAATATACAGGAAGCAATGCATCATTTTTTAATTTAGCAATTACTCAAGTTAGAAACAATGCTACTTATGTAGCTATTTTTTCAGGAGTGCTTGGTGATGTCAGTGGTGGTAGGGTTCAATATTCAATAAATGGAACTACATGGGTTAATGCAAGTGGTAATACTAATATTTCTTGGAGTGCTGGAACTTATAGAGGATATACTTATGTTTATACAGGACAAATAACTACATTATCAGGAACTCAATCAACTGTTTATTGGAGAATATATTTCTCAGGAAGTTACAATCATACTCAACTTTCACTTAATGTAATGATGGATAACACACAATAATGAATATTTTTACTATATACAATTTAGAAACAGGCGAAATAGAATTCTCATGTTCAACAGTTGCAGAAATGCATGAAATGTTATTAGAAGATGAACAAGGAATCATTGAAGGGGATTATCAACCCAATGAGTATAAGATAATTGATGGTGAAGCGGTTATAAGAACTGATAATGTATTAGAAATATTAAGAAACAAAAGAAACGAATTACTAACTCAATCAGATTGGACTCAAGTAAATGACTGTCCTTTATCTGATTCTAAAAAACAAGAATGGGCAACATACAGGCAATCATTAAGAGATTTACCATCTACACAACAGTCAGTCAATAATATTGCTGATGTTATATTTCCAACTATCCCTGAATGATTTAATATATAGAAAATAGGATTTTATTATGGCACAACACGATTACAACATAGCAAACCAGTCAGGTGCAGATTTTAGAGCAGACTTAAATAATGCTTTATCTGCTATTGTGACAGTCAATAGTGGAGCAACTGAACCATCAACTACATTTGCCCATCAATTATGGGTAGATACAGCTAACAGCGTATTAAAGATCAGAAACGCTGCTGATAATGCTTGGATTACTACAGGTGTTAGTATTACTGCATCAAATACACTTATAGGTGACTTAACAGGAAATGTCACTGGTAATGTAACAGGTAATGTTACTGGTAATGTAACTGGAGACTTAACAGGTAATGCAGATACAGCTACAACACTTGCAACTGCAAGAACCATATCTTTATCAGGAGATGTTGTTGGATCAGCTTCTTTTGATGGTAGTGCCAATATAGATATAGATACAGTAGTTCAAATTAATTCTATTACTTTAGGAACTGACACAACTGGTGATTATGTTGAATCACTATCAGGTGGAACTGGTGTAACAGTAACAGGTGGAACTGGTGAAGGTTCTACTCCTAGTGTTGCTATAGGACAAGCTGTAGCTACAACTGATGATGTTACTTTTAATACTATTACTGCAACTGACCAGTTTATAGGTGATATAAGAGGTGCTGTAAGATTTAATGCTAAAGCTGATGGTGCTTTAACAAAAGGTGATGTAGTTTATATTTCAGGTGTTAGTGGTGATGTAGCAACTGTAGCACAAGCAAAAGCTGATGATGCTTCTAAAATGCCTGCATTTGGTTTTGCTGCTGAAGATGCTAATGATAATGCTGCTATTGAAGTTGTAACTTTTGGAACATTAGCAGGATTAGATACTTCAGGAGTATCAGAAGGACAAACATTATATGTATCAACAACAGCAGGTGCTTATACAACAACTGCTCCAAGTGGAGAATCTGCTTTAATACAAAATATAGGTAGAGTTCAAAGAAGTCATGCAACTGAGGGATCAATAAAAGTAGGTGGTGCTGGTAGAAGTAATGCTACGCCTAACTTAGATGATGGCAAGATATTTATAGGTAATGCTTCTAATCAAGCTGTTACAGCAACTCTTGATACTTCTATAGTTGTTGAAAATACTAATCTTTATTATACAACAGCAAGAGCAAATACAGATTTTGATACAAGATTAGCTACTAAAGATACAGGTGATTTAACAGAAGGTAGTAACTTATATTACACAACAGCTAGAGTTAATTCAGATTTTGATACTAGATTAGCTACTAAAGATACTGGAGACTTAACTGAAGGCTCTAATCTTTATTATACAGATGCAAGGGTTAATTCTGCATTTGATACAAGACTTGCAACTAAAGACACTGATGACGTATCAGAAGGTGCTACTAATTTATATTACACATCAGCAAGGGCAAATACTGACTTTGATACTAGATTAGCTACCAAAGATACAGGTGATTTAGCAGAAGGTACTAATTTATATTACACATCTGCTAGATTTGATTCAGCTTTTACATCTAAAGATACAGATGATTTAAGTGAAGGAACAACTAACTTATATTACACAACTACAAGATTTGATTCTGCATTTGGTAATAAAACAACTTCTGATTTAACAGAAGGTACAAATTTATACTATACAGATACAAGAGCAAATTCAGCTATAGATACAAGAGTTACTAAAGCATTTGTTGATGCATTAGGAATACAAGCATCAAGCGTAGATGCTAATTCAGTAACACTTGGAACTGATACAGTTGGTAACTATGTTGCAACAGTAACTGGTACTGCTAATAAGATCACTGTTACAGGTAGTGGAAGTGAGTCTGCAAATATAACGCTAACACTACCTGATGACGTGCAAATTGCTGACAGCTTAACAGTAGCAGGTAATTTAACAGTCAATGGTACTCTTACATCTCTTGATACTACTAACCTAGATATAGAAGATAACTTATTCCAGCTTAATGCAGGATTAACAGGTAGTCCTGTAAACGATTCAGGTATGTTGATCAATAGAGGTACTGCTGATAATGGTATCTTTATGTGGGATGAATCTGTTGATAAATTCACACTAGGATTAACAACAGCAGATGGTACTTCTACAGGAAATATTACACTTAATTCACTTGGTACTTTAGTTGCTAATTTAGAAGGTAATGTAACAGGTACTATTCAAACAGCAGCTCAACCTAATATTACAAGTCTTGGTACGCTTACAGGTTTAGACGTTGCAGGAACTCCAACCTTTGATGGTTTGACTGTTGTAGGTGAAACAACTAGCAGCAATGGCACATACGGAACTAAACTTACCTACTCTAATGGTAATCAAAGTGGCGTTATTGATACTTTTGGCAACCATAATTTAGAGTTTAGAGCCAATAATGATAGGGCAATGAACATAGCAGCCAACGGAGACATCAGCTTCTACGAAGATACAGGAACTACAGCTAAAATGGTTTGGGATGCTTCAGCAGATGCACTTACTTTTGGTGATTCTGTTAAGGCTACTTTTGGTACAGGCAATGATTTAGAAATCTATCACGATGGTATTAATAGTCTTATTAAAGATGTCGGTGCTGGTGACTTAAATATATCAGCAGGAAATGACTTACGATTACAAGATTCATCTGGAAATAACTATTTCAAAGCAGGAGAAGGCGGTGCATCTAAAGTTTACTATGCAGGTGCAGAAAAACTAGCCACGACCAGCTCAGGCATAGACGTAACAGGTGTTATAACAACAGATGGCTTAACAACAAGTGCAGATATTAACTTTGGTGACAACGACAAAGCAGTCTTTGGAGCAGGTTCAGATTTACAGATTTATCATGATGGTAGTAATAGTTTTATCAAAGACAATGGGACGGGAACGCTTTATATTGACGGAACTAACCTTACGCTAAGAGATACTGACACTGCAAAAGTTGCAATAAGCATTCAAAATAACACGAATGCTCCTCTTGTTCAGCTTCGTTATGATAACTCAACAAAACTATCCACAACCTCAACAGGGATAGACGTAACAGGTACAGTTACTGCTGATGGTTTGACTGTTGATGGCAATGCTCGTATTGAAGAACTAGGTGCTATTGCAAAATTAACACTTGAACGTGGTGGTTCACAAAACAATGCTGATAGTGCAGCAGTTGATTTAATTGAGACAAACGCTGGTTCTGAAGGTGCAAACTTTGGGGATGCAGCTACTAATGGCTTTAGGTTAAAACTTGATGGTAGTGCTAATGATTTTTTAATACAATCAAGTGCTTCAGGTACAGTTAGAACAAGATTAGGTATTGATAGAGATACAGGAGACATTTCCTTCTACGAAGATACAGGAACTAGCCAAGCTCTATTCTGGGATGCAAGTGCTGAATCGCTTGGAATTGGCACGACTAGTCCTTCAGCACCCATAGACATTAAAAGCACTAATTCTACTTCAATAAAATGGCAAAGAACAGGGGTATCTGCTAAAGAGTGGGGATTTGTATCTGATAACGACCAAACTTATTTATATAACTTTACTGATAGTGTTATTAGTACCTCTTTTGCAAATAATGGCAACGTTGGAATTGGAACGAGTTCTCCAGCGTCTAAACTATCCATTGAAAACACTGGTTCATCTACAGTAGATGCTATCACATTAGACTGGGAGCATTTATCAACAACAACAAACATTGAGCAAAGGATTCAATGGAGATTTGGCGATGATGCTACAGCAGATACATTTTTAAATGCAGGTTATATTGGAGTTGGTAAACAGGGTTCTTGGCAGAGTGGGGCTGGAAGGGATTCTTATTTATCTTTTGGTACTACAAACGATAATACACAAACAGAAGCCATGCGTATTGATTCTACAGGCAACGTTGGAATTGGAAAAACCAGTCCCGCTGCTGAACTTGATGTATTTGCTTCTTCTACTCCAGCAGTAAGAGTTGCTGATGGTTCAGGTTTTAATATTAGATTAGAAGCATTTGGAAGTAATACAGCAGGTTTAGTTTGTGCAGGTGGTGCTACTAATATGACCTTCCAAACAAATGAAACAGAAAGAATGCGTATTGATGCTTCAGGCAACGTTGGAATTGGAACAACTGACCCAACAGTTGCTAGTGGTAATGGATTAGCTATTTATGATTCTGTTGTTCCAAGAGTTCAATTAAGAAACAGCACAAGTGGTGATGCTTCTACTGATGGTGCAGGTATATTTATGTCAGGTAGTGACCTTGGCATAGAAAACAGAGAATCTTCTAATATTATCTTTTACAACAATACAGAAAAAATGCGTATTGACTCATCAGGCAACTTGTTGGTGGGTAAGACTAGTGCTGGTCTAGGCACAACAGGCGTTGAAGCCTCGTCTGGTGGTTACATACGAGCTACTAGAAATGGCAATTCACTGACTCTTAATCGGATTTCTACGGACGGAAATTTAGCTACCTTCACCAAAGACGGCTCAACAGTTGGAAGTATTGGTAGTCGTAGTGGGGCTACTTTAGGAGTAGTTTTAAACCCAACATCATCAACTGGTGCTGGTTTATCTGGTGCTTCAAATTCAATTATAGGTATTGATGAAACTATAACACCAGTAGACGGTGAAATTTCATTAGGCACTACTTCTACACGCTTCAAAGACCTCTACCTTTCAGAAAATGTAGATATAGATGGAGCAGCTAATCCAAGAATTAAAATAAGGTCTAATTCAGATACTGGAACTTCTCAAATAAATTTTGGAGACCCTACAAGTGCTACTGTTGGTCGTTTAGGATATGAACATTCTTCAAATTCAATGGTTGCTTATACAAACAACGCAGAAAGAATGCGTATTGATGCTGCAGGCAACGTTGGTATTGGTACGACTAGTCCTGGTCGTTTGCTTGAGTTGTACGGAACTAGCAACCCAGCGTTAAGACTTAATAATGGAACAGACACAACAGACATAGCAATTGCAACCTCTGCTGGAGCAATAGCAACTGGTTCATTAAACAACGCTTTAGTTATTTCTAGAAATGGTGCAAATGCTATTAATTTAGCAACAAACGGAAATGTTAGAGCCACCATAGACTCATCAGGCAACGTTGGAATTGGGACGACTAGTCCTCAAGAACGCTTACAAGTTTATAATTCAAGCGGAACTGATGTTTTAACAGTTAGTGCTGCTACAGCTACAGCAAACACTACTGGTGCAAGTTTACTATTTCGTAATCTTAGTAGTTCAGCAACTGGTGCTATATCTAAAATAGGAATTGAAACTGGTAGTGCTATAGACAGAGGTAGTTTAGTATTTAGCACTTCAAGTTCATCCAATTCTCCAGCAGAACGAATGCGTATTGATAATTCAGGCAACTTGTTGGTTGATAAAACAGCTATTGGTTTAAATACTGTTGGATTTGAAGTTAGACCAAATGGGATTATGGCATCAACAAGAGATGGCGGTTCTTCTGCTTATTTTAATCGTAAAACATCAGATGGTTCTGTAGTAGAGTTTCAAAAAGACGGCACAACAGTTGGAAGTATTGGTAGTTCTAGTCCAGCTTTATACATTGGTTCAGGTGATGTTGGAGTTAGATTTGATGGTGCTAACGATAGAATACGACCAGTTGGTAATGCTTCTAACTTAGGAGCTGTAAGAGATAATGCAATAGATTTAGGTGATTCAGCAGCAAGATTTGACGATATATACGCTACCAACGGAACTATCCAAACTTCAGACAGAAACGAAAAACAAGATATAGAAGCTCTAACAGATGCAGAAACTAGAGTAGCTGTTGCAGCTAAAGGACTATTAAGAAAGTTCAGATGGCAGTCTGCTGTTGAAGAAAAAGGTGATGAAGCTAGAATCCACTTTGGAATCATAGCTCAAGATTTACAAGATGCTTTTACTGCTGAAGGATTAGATGCAGGTGACTATGCTATGTTTATTAGTAGCACTTGGACTGATGATGATGGAGTAGAACAAACAAGACTAGGGGTACGTTATAGCGAACTACTAGCATTTATTATTGCAGCAATTTAATTTAAAAGGAGAATAAAAAT